CTGACAGCCCATATAACCGAATCTGGCTCTTGTTGGTACGCCATATGGGTAATGCCATCCCCTGTAATATCTTCGGCTAAAATCGTCAAATCAGGAGCTACAAAGCCCTCTACGTTCAAGTCAAAGATCATTTGCCTTAATTTTTTAGTAGCCCGTTGGTTAAAGATAACCGCCCGTCCTGAAGTAATAGGGGTTACTGTGCTAGAACCATACTTCGTTTCCTGTACTACCCTGACATTAGATGGGGTAACAGGATTACCGCTACCATGCAGTTTGAACTCACCACCTACAGTACCGATCAATAGAACGTCTGAAGCCTTTAACCATCGGATTACATTTACATCATCTGTAGCTAAAGTGAATGCAATAGATTCATCGTCTAAGCCAGTACCCTGATTCATATTCAGGAAATCACCGGATTTACTAGCCCAAATTGTTTGTGGCTTATTATTTGTACCTGCCCAATACAGCCTTTCCTCAAAGAAGGTTACACAGCTAGGGTAATCCCCTGCACCGGCAACAAAGTCAGAAGGGGCTGAAGCGAAGGAAAGAGTTGCAAGCGTCCAAGCAATATCACTGGTACGTGTCAACTTACGTGGGGCGTGACTAGGGTGAGCGATATAGAGAGTATCGGCTGATTGAGCAAAGTACAAATCGAATAGTTGAGCCGTAGTAAATGGTGTCACGATTTCTACAGGGGCACCACCTGTCTGTATCTGTCCATTATCCTTGTAAACCCTGATATACAGATTACCAAATTCTAAAATGTATGCTTGGGTAACACTAAATTCAAATCGGACTAAACGTACCTTAGCGTCCTGAGTAGCCAGCTTAACGCTAACCGTATCCAACGTATGTGTAGCCCCAGTTGTATGTTTAAAGCCAATAAATGTTGCAGTGCTTAATGCGATAAATTCTATCGTATGAGTGCCAACAGCGTAGGAAGTAGAGGCAAGAATATCAACACCACCTGTTGCTGTACCAATTTGCACATTGATTGCTCCAGCACCAATCACGAAGCTCATCACATAGCGTTTACCAGCTACAGTGGTAATTTCATCTTCAGCCCAACCGTAGTTACTGCCATCTACTGACACAATATTCATCAGGTTTGTAGCATGAGCAATCGAACTACCAGAACCTACGCTCTTGTTTGTCCACCCAGTAATATTAGATGCAAAGGTGCCATTAGCCACTAACTCAGAGCCACTAGCTACGCCCTTAGCTTCTGCCACATAATTAAAGCCACCTCTTCTAACTACACCACCATGAGGTAGGCTATAGGCATTTTTCTGGGTCTTTAGGCCGTTGCTGTACTTATTAACGTCAACACGACCATGCAGTCTGGCTGATAATTGACCAGCCGTAAAATTGGTTTGAATAGGCCATACTTTTGCCATTTAGCGGAACCTTACGTCAGTCAGTGTATCTGTCTCAATAATTTCTGGAGTGCCTTCTTGAGAATCAATAGCTCTAGCGTCACGCACTACAGCATCATACAGTTGAGCCATTTGTTGCATTACAGTGGTAGAACGTGCAATAGGGTAGGCTAATTTCCACGCCATACGAAATACTAACGCTTGGTATAATAGAGCATCAAACTGTGTGGCATCTTCTAATCTTTTAATATAGGTAATATCTACAGTAGATTCTTCAGTGAGTAATTCCCGTCCTTGTATTTCAAAGTCCAGTTTGATATCCCCTGTTACAGTACGGACATCAAGTACACGTAAACAATATGGGTCTGTAGGAAGAGTAAACTTGTACTTCCAATAAATTATTGGTGTATCAACAAGCGAAGCTAGATTAGTAGTTGTAATCGCACAACTCCATCTATGGCTACGCAATAACGCATCACGCTCCCCTTCATAAAAACGATTGACTAGAACAGCATTAGAATCGTTATCAGAAAAACTGGTTATTGTATTTGCCCCTAAAAGCAACAACGCTTCATTCGCTAAATCTACTTTAGAACCCATCTGTTACTCCGCAAATATTAACCGTTTAATAACACGTATCATGCCAGTTGGCACTTTAATTCTTTCACCTACCGTAGTTCCCGGTGGGACATCCCCTTGTAATAGAAATATCTTAGCTTGTGCGCTACTCCTTACAAACCATCCCATGAAACGTACTCTGGGCGAGTCTTCTAAAAATTCTGTTGTATCGTCCTCAGACCAATCATTACGTATCAGCGTATCATCCCACTCTACGTAATACATGGCTCCTTTTTTTAATCTCATATCAGCCCTAAAAGCAGGGTGACACCCGAAGATGCCACCCCACAGGTTTAGTTAGGATCAGCGTACATTATATGAAAATCAAATGTATCTGCTGCCAAAGAAGTACCGGCACCCAACGCAAACGTCAGGATCATTTCTCCGGTAGTTACATAACCAGTATCGTGCGTTCCACTTTCGTGGAAGTTAGTTACTGTCCTAGCTGAATCTGCTGCAACCGCACTGATAAAAGCATCAGCATCCAAAGCAACAGCAGAACCGTCACTCTGAGTAGTATGAGCAGCATACCCCACATTAACCGTAGCAGATGACTCTAGATCACTAATGATCGCCATAGACTGCGGAAGAATGCGTACACCAGAAGGAATCGTCATAACTTGAACGACATCAGAAGAACTGAGAGCTTGCCCAGTAAATCTAGAATACCGATAAGTTACTCCATTCCAAGTGGTTGGAGCGTTTTTAGTACCTGTACCGTCTGTAGCGGAAGTGTACTCTGTACTTTTATAAGTAGCCATTTTACACCTCCATTAAGAATCAGTACAAGCAATCTCTACGACCTTTTCATCTTCAATGCGAACAGCACCGAGACACATTTGGGCATAGACTTGCGTACTATAGTTTTTATCTGAACGTTCAGTAATTTCTGTCTTAACGTCCATACCTAGACTCAAGCCAACTCCATCGTGAATCCAAGCAATACACTGGGTATCACCATTAGAGTCGCTTGTTAAACGCTCAGAGCGAATGAATTTGAAACCTAAGAAGGTGTCAATCTCACCAGCTACTAGAGCTTTGACCGTATTGTAATCTGAGCTTTGAATTTCAGAATCTCCGAGAAGATCATAAAACTGGTTGCTCTTCATAACAATACAACGTGGTAGATCAGGATCAACATCTGAGGAATCTAGAATTTGTTTAGCTTCTCTCAGTTTTGTGATGTTCATATCCGTAGTACCGGATACAGCAATTTTCTGTGCAGCAGGTAGTGCTACATTAGAAGATGAATCGTTTTCATCCACGCTGACAGCATTGCCCAACATTGCAGAGATAAGCACATCATCCATCGTTCTACCCATAGCCCATACTCCAGCTTTCATGTATTCGCTGGTTGGATCAGCAAGCATTCGGACTTTATCAGCCTTGTCAACTAAGTCGGCCCAATTGTAGTCTTCCATGCTTACTCTCCTGCGAGAGTGGGGGGTAGAGATCAATGGTGTATCACTATGTCGGCTCGTAATTTTTTGAGCAGATGTGCTACCCAAGCGGTCAAAGTGATCGTACTTGCCTTGTATATCCGAATTAACCCGAACATACTCACGCAAACGTGAACCTTTTTGCTGTACCAAGTGGATAAAGCTGTCCCTGAACTTCTGGGCAAACGCCTTATTTACTTCAGTACTCATAATAGACCTCTATAAAAAGAGATTAAAAGGAAAAGAGTTATCTACACTATGTAGGCTCTATTTGCGTGAAGATTTGGTTGTCTTTTTCAAGGCCGTTTTCTTCACAATCTTGGGCTTCTCCGCTACAACTTTAATACGTGAAGCACCGGGGCACACACTGTAAAATGTTTCAGCAGAAGTCTGCCGATCATAATAAGTACAGTACCCATATTGTTCTGGTGTGGATTTACTACCCACAGTGCGCTCTCTGTGTGTAAATTGCCCACAGTCAGAACATTTAATATTCTCTTTAATCATACTACTCTTCTGCATAGACTACATCATACAAATGATCTCTATATGATATAGCCTCTAAATGCTTAGGATGAGTATTATCAAATAACGCTTCGTTATACTTATGCGTCTTATCCTTCATCATGGCACCAATTTCTAGTTTAGCCGAATCCGAATCAATAGAACCTGAATCTTTACCTGATCCAGCTAATGCTGGCTCATTGAAAGCAGAACCAATACGGTGGAGAAACTTAATCATTGCCACATTATTTGTTACACCTGTAT